CGCCGTGAAATTAAATCGCTGGATTTTGATTGCATCGATGACATTCGCGGCGACATCGCGAATCTTGTCGCGGGGATGTGCGATGGCTGGTCGTTAATTTTTTGCACGCCGGAAGGTGTAGGCCGCTGGGCTGACGCAATCAACGCCAGCGCCGCCAAATACAAACGCGCCTGCATATGGGTGAAGCCTGATTCCACGCCGCAGCTAAACGGTCAGGGTCCGGCGATGGGTTATGAAAATATTGTTGCGTCGTGGTGCGGGACCGGCCATTCGCGCTGGAACGCTGGCGGCAAACGTGGCGTCTATACGCATCTGACAAACGCACGCGACCGGCACGGCGTCCATCCAACAGAAAAGCCGGTGCGGCTGATGAAAGAGTTGATCGGCGATTTTACAAATCAGGGCGACTTGATTGCCGATCCGTTTATGGGCAGCGGCACGACCGGCGTGGCCTGCGCCCAGATGGCCAGAAGATTCATCGGGATTGAAAAGAGCCGCCAATATTTCGATATAGCTTGCCAGCGCATCGAAGACGCGTATCGGCAACCTGATCTATTGATCGCAGCAGGAATATGATGACAGAAACAAAACGCAAAGGCGGCAGACCGCCGATTGATGAGCCTAACTATAACGCTGCACGCGCCCGGAAAATGACCGCTGATGCTGAATTAGCGGAGTTGGAACTGCGGAAAGCGAAGCGCGAACTGGTTGCGTCGGACGATGTTCTGGCAGCTTGGACCGATGTCTTGTCTGCAATGAAGGCAAAGATGACTGCGCTGCCGACAATATGTGCGCCGATGTGCGCCGTCGAAACAGAAATCGCCGTGATACAGAATATTCTAGAGGGACAAGTAAACGAGGCACTTGATGAATTATCCGCATACAAGCCAGCCGACCACGCGGGACGCACTGTCGTCAGTAATAGCGCAGGCGATGCTGACGCTGAAACCACCGCCCCGGCTAAACGTCGCCGCGTGGGCAGACCGCGAAAGGCGGCTGTCGTCGGAGAGTAGCGCTGAAGCTGGCAAGTGGCATACAGCACGCGCCGAATATCAGCGCGGCATAATGGATGCTATCAGCGACCCGACGAATCGCGATGTCGTGGTGATGGCTGGCGCACAAGTGGGCAAGACCGAAGTCATCTTGAACGTGATCGGATATCACATCGCGCACGATCCATCGCCGATCCTAGTTGTGCAGCCGACGCTGGAAATGGCGCAGTCATTCAGCAAGGATCGCTTGTCGCCGATGCTGCGTGATACGCCGCAGCTTCGCGGTAAGGTGAAAGACCCGCGCAGCCGCGATGCCAACAACACGACAACGCACAAGGTATTTCCCGGCGGTCATATCAGTTTGGTCGGATCGAACAGCGCCGCCGGTCTGGCAAGTCGCCCGATCCGCGTCGTTTTATGTGATGAGGTTGACCGCTATCCTGCCAGCGCCGGATCAGAAGGCGACCCGATCCAGCTTGCCCGGAAAAGATCGGCGACGTTCTGGAATCGCAAAATCGTGATGGTATCAACGCCGACCAATAAAGGATCGTCACGCATCGAAGCATCGTTCGAAGAAAGTGACAAGCGCCGGTTTCATGTACCGTGCGAAGATTGTGGGCATGAGCAGACGCTGAAATGGTCGGGCGTGCAGTGGGAAAAGGACAAGCCGGAGACTGCCACCTATGTCTGTGAAGAATGCGGATCATGTTGGTCCGACGCTGCACGCAATCGATCCGTGCGAAAGGGGCAATGGAAGGCGACCGAAGAATTCAAAGGGATAGCTGGATTCCACATCAACGGCATCTATTCACCTTGGACGCCGTTATCAGATGCTGTGCGCGACTTTCTGTCGGCGAAAAAGATGCCGGAAACGCTGCGCGTATGGACAAACGTATATCTTGCAGAATCGTGGGAAGATCAGGGCGAAACCGTTGACGATTACGACGTTGCACAACGCGCCGAAGAGTTTGGGCCGCGCGTCGATAGCGGCGTTGTCGTCGTGACCGCTGGCATTGACGTGCAGGACGACCGGATCGAAGTCGAGATTGTGGGCTGGGGCCGATCAGAAGAAAGCTGGTCGCTGGACTATCGCACGCTGTACGGCGATCCATCGACGCCGCAACTATGGCAGGATTTAGACGCGCATCTGGCGCAAAAGTGGGACACCGAAGACGGGCGCGTGCTGCAAATCAGATCAGCCTGCATCGACTCTGGCGGTCACTATACAAAAGCTGTTTATGACTTTGTGCGACCGCGTGAAGGGCGGCGCGTTTTTGCGATCAAAGGTATGGCTGGGGAAAGCCGTCCGATAGTGTCGAGGCCGTCCAGAAACAACATCGGCAAGATCAGATTGTTTACGCTGGGCGTTGACAATATCAAATCTTTAATTTTCTCCCGACTTCAGATACAATCAGAAGGTCCGGGGTTCTGCCACTTTCCCAACGACCGGCCTGATGAGTATTTCAAGCAGCTTGCCGCGTCGGAAAAGATCGTGACAAAATTCCACAAAGGGTTTCCGCGCCGGGAGTTTATCAAGACGCGGACCCGTAATGAGGCACTAGACTGCCGGGTTTATGCGACAGGGGCGTTGGCCATATTGAACCTAAACCTCGACACACTGGCAGATCGTGCATCGCAATCGGTTCGGCAAGATGAAGACGTGCCGAAAAATACACCGCTGCGCCGCCCACAAAGGCGCGGCGATTTTGTTAATGGGTGGCGCTAGATGGCTAATTTGTTCGACACCGATAATGCGCCAACGATAGAACCTGATCAGATTGTTGTCGGTGATCGCGTAACGTGGCGCAAAAAGAACCTTGGCAGCGATTATCCATCAACCGCATATTCAGCCACATATGTCAGCCGTATTTCATCGGGTGGCGGCACGCATGAATTTCAAGTCAGCGGCAGCGCCGACGGCAACGATTATCTTTTCACGATCACCAGTACTGCCAGCGCCAGCTTTGATCTGGGGCATCATCACTGGCAGCTAGAGATTACGCGCACCAGCGACAGTGAGCGCATCGTGATTCAGACCGGATCGTGGGATATCATCACCGATCTGGACAACAATGTCGATCCGCGTTCGCATTCGGAGATCATGCTGGACAAAATCGAAACGGTTTTGCAAGGGCGTGCCGATGCTGATGTGCTTTCCTATTCGATCAACGGTCGATCCCTTTCCAAAATCCCGCCTGATGAACTGGTGCAGTGGCGCGATTATTATCGGCGCGAAGTGGTGCTAGAATATAAAGAGGATCATGTCCGCAATGGTCGCAGCCACGGCGGCACGATCAAGGTGAGGTTTTAGAGATGGGCTTGTTTGACTTTCTGAAGCGCGATGAAGAAACCGTAAAGCCTTTGAAAAAGCGCAGCTATGCAGCGGCGCGTGCCGGTCGACTGTTTGGCGACTTCACACAATCGGGCAATAGCGCCGACAGTGAGTTGCGTTTCACGCTGGAAGTCATGCGGAACCGCAGCCGCGAACTGGTGCGCGACAATGAATTTGCGCGGCGCTATGTGAATCTGCTGAAAACCAATGTGGTCGGCGATCACGGCTTCCACTTGCAAGTCAAAGCACGCAACGATGACGGCAGTCTTGATGCGGCTGGCAACACCATCATCGAAAATGCGTGGAAGCGGTGGGGCAGACTTGGCACGCCGACCGCTGATGGCCGGATGTCGTGGTATGACTGCCAGCGCCTAGTCATTGAAACGCTGGCGCGTGATGGCGAGGTGTTTATTCGCAAACTGAACGGGCCGAAATACCGTGACGGCTTTGCGTTGCAATTCATCGAAGCCGATCTGATCGATGAAAAGAAAAACGAAAAACTGAACAACGGCAACCAGATCAGGATGGGCATTGAGATGGACCCGGCGCACAGGCCGGTTGCATATTATGTCCTGTCATCGCATCCCGGTGATAAATACTATCACGCATCGCATTCACAGAAGCACACGCGCGTTCTGGCTGAAGAAATTATCCACATTTACATGCCGACCCGCACGCACCAGACGCGGGGCGAACCATTTATGGTTGCGGCGATGTCAGCGTTGAAGCACTTGCATGCTTTCCGCGAAGCGGAAGTCATTGCAGCCCGGATCGGCGCATCGAAGATGGGCATCCTAACAACGCCATCGGGCGATGATTTTGTTGGCGAAGGGTACGAGAACGACTTTCAGCCGGTCATCGATGTTGAACCGGGCAGCTTTCACCAGCTTCCGGCTGGGTTTGGTCTGGAGATGTTCGACCCAAAACATCCGGCGTGGCGTCCGGCTTGAATGTTAGTTATGCCAGCCTGTCGAACGATCTGTCGTCGGTGAACTATTCGTCGATCCGACAGGGCGCACTTGATGAGCGCGACGGTTATCGTGCGCTGCATATGTTTATGATCGAACACTTTATGGAGCCGGTGTTTAGATCGTGGCTGTCGAACGCTATGGATTTCGGCGGCATTCCGCTGCCAGCCAGCAAATACGATAAATTCAGCGACAACGCATATTTCCGTGGGCGTGGCTGGAACTGGGTCGATCCATTGAAAGAGATCAACGCGGCAGTCGTTGGCCTGCAAAACGGCGTTCTGTCGATGCAGGACGTGGCTGCAAACTATGGCCGGGATGTTGAAGAAACGTTCAGCCAGATTGCGCGTGACAAGGAAGTGGCCGAACAGTTTGGCCTGTCGATGGCGTTTGAACCGTTCGGCAATAAATTCCCTGCCGATCCGATAGTCGAAGGCGGTGACGATGGCGACGTATAAGGGCGAGGACATCGATCTGCGTCCGACGCAGGCAATGGCTGAAGAGGCACGGCGTGGTCTGGATTGGCGCAAAGAACACGGGCGAGGCGGCACTGCGGTCGGTGTTGCGCGTGCGCGGCAGATCGTGAACCGGCAAGAATTATCGCCCCGCACCGTGCGCCGGATGGTCAGCTTTTTTGCGCGGCATGAAGTCGATAAAGAGGCCGAAGGATTCAGCCCCGGTGAAGATGGTTATCCGTCTGCTGGCCGGATCGCTTGGGCGCTTTGGGGCGGCGATGCCGGTCAGACGTGGTCGCGGGGGCGTGATGCCATTATGGACCGCATCGATAATGAGGACACACGGGCGTTAGCGGATGAATTTTCAGAGTCCACATTGAAGGCGCTACAGAAAAAAGTTGACGACCACAACGCAGAACACGGCGACAAAAAGGGCAAGCGGGTCACATTGTCAATGCTGGCGGCGGTATATAAGCGCGGGATCGGCGCATATAACACCAATCCCGTCAGCGTTCGCCCTACTGTTACCAGCGCTGAGCAATGGGCGATGGCACGCGTAAATGTTTTCTTGAAAGCGGTCAGAACAGGCAAATTCCAGTCTGGCAAGTTTGACACCGATCTGCTGCCCGATGGCCATCCGCTAAAAACTGAAGAGGAGCGCGGGGAATATGATGCAAGGCCATATCCTAATGAACACGCTGCGCGGATTACTGACCCGGATCAATACGATGAATTCGCGCGTGATGTGGAAGCTGGCGGCGATGGCATTGATTTCATCTACGGCATCAACGATAATGGTAGCGAAATTCAATCAATCCGTTTCGACTCTGATCGGTATAGCGAAGCGGAAGCGCGGGAATGGCTGCGCGAAAACGACTTTGATCCGATCAAGTTTGAACCGGCAATCGAAGGACGAAAAATGGAAGAGCGACATATTGTTGATGTTGCGGAAACAGATGAAACGGTAACCATCGTTTTCGCAAAGCACTCCGACGAAGAGGTAATGCCAGAAGAAATGGACGAGCGCCCTTATCACGATGATGATGAAGATGAGCGTTTCGACCGTTCCGATCTTGTCATGCGTGCGATGGATATGGACGACAAGGCCATCGATGTCGATGCACGCACAGTGCGTGTCGGCGTTTCATCTGAAGAGCCGGTCAAACGTGCTTTTGGGATGGAAGTGATCGATCACAGCCGCGAAAGCATGAATCTTGATTTTTTGAATTCTGGGCGCGCACCGCTGCTTTTGAATCATGATATGGATACCCAAATAGGGATTGTTGAATCTGTTGAACTGGATGAAGAGGCGCGGCGTCTCCGCGCCATCGTTCGTTTTGGAAAAGGCGACCGGGCTTCAGAAGTGTTCAACGATGTGTCGGATGGTATCCGGCAAAATATCAGCGTCGGTTATCGGGTGGATGGCCG